AAATTCTTTGATAGCTTAGACAAAAACATTGACGATAACAAACCAAATAAATTAGATGAGGGAGGTTTCCAGGCGCTTAAAATCGCCTTGCGTCAAAACCCTAAATTTGTTGTAAAATAAAGGTATTATGTCATTCGATTTAGGCTCAGTCATAGTTAAAATTAAATCAGATTTAGCGGGATTCGATGATGGAATTTCCAAAGCTAAACAGGGCATGAAAAGCCTTGAGAGCGGTTTAAAAGATGTTAGAAATGGCGCTGCCATTGTTACCGGAGCATTAACTGCCGTGGGTGTTGCTAGTCTTAAATTTGGTGAAGTTGCCGGAAAATATGAGAGTATTAGAGGCGCTTTTGAATCAATGACCAAGGGTATGGGCCTTGATGCTGATGAATTTCAAACCAAAGTAGCTGACGCATCCAGAGGTACATTGGACAAATTAACCATTTTGCAGGGTGCTACCCGTGCATTATCACTCATCGGTAAAGATAGTTTTAAAGATTTTGGCAACGACTTTGCTGAAATGGCTGAATATTCAAAGAAAGCAGCACGAGCCACTGGTCAAGATGTGACCTATATGTTTGACTCTTTGATTACAGGTATTTCGAGAGAGTCTAAAATGATTTTAGACAATTTAGGCATCACGGTTGATATTACTGAGGCCAAAGAAAAATATGGGGTTGTTATTGAAGAGACTGCCGATGGTATGGCTGCCTCGGGTGATAAAGCTGCTCTTTTGCAGTACACCATGGATAAATTAAAAGATACTTATGGTGAAGTTGCTACCTCTGGCGGAGGCTTTGCCGGTGCCATGAGTACATTAAAAACAACTTTTAAAGATGCTCAAATTGAAATTGGGACCGCTTTATTGCCGGCTCTTAACGAAATGGTCCGAGCATTTACCCCAATAGTTAAAGAATATGTGCCGCAATTAATTGCCGGAATTAGTAGTTTAATTGAGTGGTTCAAGGGTTTATCACCAGAAATGCAAACTACTCTTGGCGTTTTAACAGCGCTTGCCCCAATTATCATGATTGTTACTGGCCTAATTTTAGCTATTATCCCGGTAATAACGGCTTTGCTCAGTCCAATTGGTTTAGTGATTGCCATTATAACGGCGCTTTATATTGCCTGGCAAAATAACTTTTTTGGGGTCCGAGATATAACCACCACCGTGATTGGTCATGTAATGGCATTTTTTAACGATACATTTATGCCATTTTTCCAAATGTTTATTGATTGGTTTACCGAAAGATGGGATTTTATTAAAATGATCATCCAAGGAACCTGGGATATTATAGTCGGATTGATAAAAGTGGCCTGGGCTATTGTCTTTGGTATCATTTCAACCGGCATGGAAGTTTTAAGCGGTGATTGGAAAGGTGCCTGGGATAGAATTAAACAGAGTTTAAGTATTGCCTGGGGTGGTATTAAACAAATTTTTGTCGGTATATTAGAGTTTCTCACTGGTTGGGGTGGCACATTAGTTAATCGATTGACTTCACCATTTACAGAGGCTTGGAACAAAATCAAAGAAGTGGTCGAAAAAATAAAAGATTCGATGGATTTCACCAAGCGTAACTCACCGTCAGTAATTGATATTATTCAAAATGGCGTTAGATTGGCTAATAAAGCATTTGAGGGCCTTGAATTTAATACTAATTTGATCCCAAATGTAGCAGTTTCAACGGCTCAAGCAGCTAATCCAAGTAATACCATGATTGGTGTCACCATTGATATGGATGGCGCTATCATTTCAAGTCGAGCAGCTGCCGAAGAGATGAGCGAATTTATTGGTGACAACATTATTAATAGGTTGCAGCAAAATATTAGAATTTAAAAAATGTCACTGCCAACAATAACAACACAAGCCACCACCGATGTTAGTCTATCGACTGCCACCGGAAATGGCACGATTGTATCTACCGGCAGTTTAACGGTTACAAAACGGGGTTTTGAATATAATACGGTTCGATATGAGGGTGGTAAAAAATTCTCTGAAATTGGATCATTTAGCACCGGTGCATTTTCTTTGACTTTAGTTGGATTGGTCCCGGGAAAAAGATATTATGTCAGAGCATGGGCGCAAAATAGTGATGGCATTGGCTATGGTGGTTGGGCCGAATTTACTGCCGTTGCACCTACTTACAATATCACCATTGACTCAGTTGATCGAACCGCAGACATTTTAAATCGAACCCTAAAAATTGAAGATGTTGTCAATGATAAAGTCAACACTTGCCGTTTTAAACTCCAAAATTTAAGTGGTACCGGAATCCCCTCAACTGATGACGAAATTTCAATTACTTTGGACAATGGGACCAAGCTTTTTGCTGGTTATGTTGTTAAAATTGATCTTGATAGTATTTTAAACGATGGGGCAGTGGTAGCAACGATTTCATGCGCTGATTATACTAGATTACTTGATAGCAATTTGGTTCATAAAACCTATGAGGACATGACCGACAAAGAGGTTATTGAGTCAATTATTGATACTTATTGTTTTGGCCTTGGTATTACCACCAACAATGTACTCGAGGGAATTACCATTAGCAAGATAAAGTTTAACTATTTACAGCCAAGTGAGTGTTTTAGAAAAATTGCAGAATCAACCGGTCGCAACTGGTTTATTGATTATGACAAAGATATTCACTATTTCCCATTAACTACCAGCGTTGCCCCGTTTAATATTGACAGTGATAGCAATGAATTTTTTGATTTAAATATTAGCAAAGACGCCTCACAGCTTAAAAATCGTGTTTATGTGCGAGGTGGCACAAAATTATCTGATTATACTGATTACATTGAAGCCGGAGACGGTGAAAAAACTCAGTTTGTTTTACCTGATAAACCGCACAATGTTACCATGTATGTTGATCGTGGCGCTGGCTATGTTGAAGAGTCGGTCGGAATTAAAAACATTGATACGAGCGGTTATAAGTGGTATTTAAATTTTCAAGAAAAATATATTGAGCAAGATAGTGGCGAGGATGTTTTAGAGTCTACTGACAAATTAAAATTAAATTATAAATACAATATCCCAATTTTAGTGGCCATTGAAGATAAAGACAGCATTTTAGAGCATGGACAAAAAGAATTTGCTATTTTTGACAAATCAATTGAAACCACCAATGCAGCTAGAGATCGGGCCAGCGCTGAATTAGTTGATTATGCGGAAAATATTATTGAGGGCAGTTTCCAAACCTATGAAGCCGGATTTATTAGTGGTCAATATATCAATATTAATTTATCTGATTATGGGATTAATGATGACTATATAGTGCAAAAGGTAGTTGCTGACGCTTTTGGGTCCGGTCATTATTCATACACTATTTATGTTGCTAGCGCTAAAACCATTGGTATTATTAAGTTTTTAATTCAGCTACTCGAGACAAATAAAAATTTAATTGAGCTTGACGAAGATGAGGTTATTGACGAATTGATGAGTATTAGCGACAATTTATTGAGTGACAGTTTATATGATGCGCTCACCATAGATAGCTCAGGGCCATATTTCACATGGTGTACCGATAGCCTAGATGATGAGCCAATTACTAGAATAAGATGGGATTTATTTCAATGGGGGTAATTTATGAATAAAATTTTAAAACTATCAAACGAAATTATTGTACCAAAGGGTAAAGTGGTCCTAGTTTTTAGAGACGGCATTACCAACGAAATTAAAGACATTATTAAAGTTGATAATTTAGTGACTGAGGTTGGCAAAGCCTCAATGGCTGCTCATCTTAGAGGGTTGACTGCTAATAACCAGGGTATTATTACTTATTGTGCAGTTGGTACCGATGACACCGCACCGGACTCAAATAATACGACTTTAGGAACTGAGTTATTTAGGAAATTGGTATCTGTCCGAGAAAATACCCTCAAGACTGCAACATTTCAAACATTTTTCACCACTGAGGAAGCCAACGGCACTCTTAAAGAGGCTGGTTTATTTGGTGACAGTGCTAATGAGGTTGCTGATAGTGGCACTTTGTTTAATCACACCGCAATTGATCGGGTAAAAAGTAGCAGCGACACACTAACAATTTTGTGGTCGGTTATAATAGGATAATATATGGCAAATTCATCGGCCGTGGTCCCCGGCACAAATGGCACCGCACTACAAGTAAACAATATCAGAAAAGATTTAATGCTTGGCGCTCGTTTAAATCAAGCGGTCGCAGGTGCTACCAATGTCACCTTAGATTTTAGTAATGTCGAAAATGGCAACATTAAAACCATCAGTGTCGATCAAAATATCACAGTGGCATTTAGCGGTCTCAGTGTTTATCCAACTTTATTTTTTGTCCGTTTTGTTAATGATGCCTCTGGTGGTCACACCATTACTTTACCAGGTGGCATTAAATTTCCTGGTGGTTCAGCTCCAAATATTGCTACCGGGGCAAATGAAGTCACCGGCTTTATGTTTATCTGTACGGCCAGTGGCGCATACGATTGTTATTATGCCGGTTTTGGTCTAAAAGAGCCGGCCTAATTATTAAAATTATAGCGAAAGGCTAAAAATGTCAGAACTTTATACAGTTTTTATTATATTAGGTTATGAATCTAAAAATGATCGTGGTGATTTTTTAAATACCACTGAATTTCAACTCATTGCGGAAAATTATAATGAAGCTTTAAAAAAAGCTAAAAAACTTCACAATTGTAAAAATTTCTTTTTAAAAAGTGCAATCGAAAACTTTAAACCAGAAAAATGATTAGTCCAAATATAATATTACCGTTTGATGGCAACCATGCTGACATACCAGCTGGATTTTCTCGTGATACTCGTTTTGATGGTAAATTCCCAAAAGGTAAAGATGCTGGCACTGGTAGCACATCCGGATCAGACACTCACACCCATACTGCTGCCCATACTCACAACATTGCTGCCCATACTCACTCGGCAACATCTGGAGGACACGAAAATGCTAGCTGGGGA